TGAATGACTCCAGTATTCCCAACCAGTGATTTCTACTGGTTTATTCGTGAAGAAATAATTAGTCCAAACATGCTGACAAAATTGTTCTTTGTAATCTTTTATTTCTTTTCCACATTCATACCAAGATAGTGGCAAACTTTCTTTCCAAAGTTCTTCACTTTCTATTGATGTTTTTAGATCACCTTCTGGTAATAAGTTATCAAATATCAACATCACCTTACCATCTATGTAGAGACATATTATTGTCTTGATAATGCCATGGTTTTTCGTCCCATGCTACAGATACCAAAGAAGATCTATATCCTTCATTTATTACAGAAACAGCATGAGGTGTTGCAGAATCAAATATTACCAATCTGTTTGGTTTTGGTTGTATTCGTTCAACTTCACCATTATCTCTTTGTATCATTAAATATCCACCATTAGGTATTTCTTTTTGTGCGTAATACGAAAGTCCAAACTTTGAAAGTTTATGTGGTTGACCTTTAAGGTCATCAGGATCAAGAGAGTTATCATCGACATGGAAATTTAATTGTATACCTTGTTCAATACATTGTGTCCAATATTCCCATCCAGTAATACCATCCATGTGATTCCAATATATTTCCTTCCAAGCATATGACAAGAACTCTTCAAATACATTTACCTCAGAAGCGTCAATATCTTGCCATTGCCAATCTTTGTTTTTGATCCATAGTGATGGATTTGAAAGTCGATATTTTAGATCACCCTCTGGTAAGAAGTCATCAATCAGTAACATCTTCTGTTTCGACTTCCTGTTCAACCTCTTGACCATACATATACTCTTTTGCTGCACATGCGTCTAGTTGCTCAAGCAGTTCAGGTGTAAAGTATTTCTCAGGGTTAGAGTTGATTACCTTTCCGAATACTTTAGAACCATCTGGTAACTCATATCGTGTAGAAACTTTCTTAATAATATCATACTTCTCGGCAAGATCCAATAGACCATAGTAACGATCAAGTCCCTTGTCATAAGAGAGTTTGATTTCGATCTTCTTGTTTTCTTTAGTGAATCGAGACTTATGAGTAGATGCCTTGACAATATTACCTACCACCTCAGTGCCGTCTTTATCTTTCTTCTTACCAAGCATGATAATAGAAGATGCGGCATACTTGAGACCAGATCCACCACTGATTTCTTTGGTGGGAATATAAGCGCCAACCACGTCATAGACATGGTTGGTGACGAGCAGCGGAACATTCGCCTTCGCTAACTTGAGTGAAAGAACACGGAACGTACCACGCAATAACTGTGCTTTAGTCATGTCGCGTTTGTTCGCGCCTGCCTCGGTATCTTCCAACTCTTTCATGGAGGAGAGCATACCAAGTGAATCAAGAACCATTAGCATAGGTTTCTTAGACTCCGCAGGTGTGTCTATGTAGTTAGTTAGGATGCGAGTTGCGCTCGTGCGAAACTCTTCAATAGAACTCGGTTCGGCAATGACAACACGTGCGGTATCAATACCACGATCTGCCATCATTCCCTTTGTAACTGCTGCTTCGGTGTCAAAGTAAATTACACCACCTTCAGGATTCTTATCAAGAAATGTTTTTAGCACACTGAGTACAAAGAATGTTTTACCAGTTGCCGACTCGCCAGCAAAGGCAGTAATCTTATTGTTAGGAACACCACCATAGATGCTACCAGACATAAGAGCATTCAACGCATACGATCCTGTATCAATCGATCCACTGTACTCAGAACTATTACCACCTTCACTTAGGAGATTAGTATTATCAATCCCCTTCACCATATCTTTCAAAAAATCCATATTATATTCTCCAATTGTCAAACATCTATTATACTGTATTATTCCCCACGAGTCAAGGAAAGAAGTTTAGTGATTTGCGATTCAACTGCTTCTTGTCGATTTGGCCAGTGTATGTAGTCTTTATCGGAAGACTTGATTAGATTGACCAACAAAGGCATAATGAGTTTCTCAATCTCTACAAGCTTCTTTTGTACCTCTGCTTCTTTAGTAGATTTGATTACATCAAACTCATCATCAAGATTCATCATCTTAGCACTAAGTGAATTGAGTGCGGTAACTGCTGCGTCCATCTTTTGCTCAATGCGTAGGATGTTATCATTGATCCCATCAACGTCACCTGCGATTTCAGATGTGTCTACTTTAATTGGACCAGATGCAGGTGGTTCATCAACTGCGTTAAATCCAAAATCGTATCCGCTTAAATATTCCTCTGGTATGTTCGTTGCCATTTTACTACTCCTTTATCCGAAGAAGTCCTCAAGTGTATTTGTTTTCTCAGGACTCCAACCAACACTGTTCAGTATGATTTTCAATGGATCCAAAAACGACTTATCAAACTGCAAGTCATAGTCAATATATTCAGCGATACCAAATTTCTTTGGCAAGGTACTCAATACACTAATAACATTTTGACGAGCAGGATTTGGTACTTTCAGATAACAAAACTTGATCTTCTCTCCATCCTTGATCAATTCATACTGTTTGGTTAGTTTGTTTAACTTTAGTAAGTGATTGTATACAAGCGCACCTCTCACATGTATCGGTGTGCCTTTTGGTATAATCAAGTTCTTGTCTTTGATAGTATATTTATTAAGATCAGATATTGATCGTGGGAATGCAACGTCCTCAAACGGCATTGATCTGAACTCCTCACGGAATCTCCTAATGTAATCTTGTGCAGTTTTCTCGTCCTCATTCATAATGATATTGATTGCTTTCTTCAGTGCACCTCGACAAACAGCAGGCGTTGAAGACTTCACCGTTTCAATACCCATCATCTTGAGTTTAGGTTCAGCGTATCTTACACCCTCGTTATCATACACGTTCAGAATGTATCGTTTCTTAGCAGTCCACACACCTTTGTCGGCAATTGCTTCTCGCTTCATAAACATCTTCTGAGCATATGAATTCATATTTTCAGCAAGTAACTGATAACATCGATCAATATATGGTTCAATTTTCTTTTCAGCAACAGTGTCCAAGAAGGCAACGATCTTATCGACAGATGATACTTTACGTCTCTCTTTATACACTTTGTCCACCAGTTTGTCAAAAGTGATGTATAGCGAGTCTGTATCCGATGCAATAACATAGTCTTCTCCCTCTGTCTCAAGTAACTTGTTTAGATATTCGTTCATCATACGTTCAATCCAACGTATAGACAACTGACCACTCAGTGTAATGCCCTCTGCCATACGCACATCAAAGTGTCTGAAGTATTGATTACCCAACGCACCATAAGCAGAGTTCAACTGAACCTTCTTTGCCAACTGTAGATTCTTGAACTTTGAGATATCCTTTTGTAGTTGCACTCGTTCTTGAAGCAACTCCTGTTTTGTCATCTCATCAACTGATTTCATTTAGTTTCCTATTCACTTGTTCAAGTCGATCTTGCGATTCAAGCATGGATTCTTTTGCCTTTACTCTTTCGTTATACATTCTGTTCATCATCTCAGGCAGAAACCCTTGCTTGTCTTTAGAGTAACATGTCCCATTTGCAGCAACCGAATGATCGGTGTTGTTGATATAAGTTCCATTGATCGCCTCATCCATCGAGAAACTTTCTCTCGCATCCTCTATGAATGTATCAGGTGATATGTTGTATTGCATAATCAAATGAGGATACAAACTATTCAGGTCAAAACTCATCACCCACTTGTGCATACCAACATAAGGATCTTTCACATAACCGCCAGCAAACTGCGATGACTTGTCTTTGCGTTCTTTCGGTGGTATGGCAATCTTACGATCTGCCAACCAGTTATGTATCAACACATCCCACATACGAACCTGAGTAAACACATCGCTGTAGTTTACTTTAGCATCATAAGCAATTGCCAGTATCATTTGCATCAACTTCATCTTGTCTTCAATTTTGTCAATAAGTTCGACGTCTTTAATATTATAGTCGATAAACTTTTCATAGTCAAGTTTGTAAAGTTGATGGAGCGTCTCTACTTCAGAGTAGTCAAGCTTCTTCTCACCTAGTTCAACATGAGCAATGTGATCAAGTCGATATGATTCTTGTTGCGAGTATGTAAACTTTCTGTATAGATCAAGATAGTCAATAACTTTCATACCGACAAACTCGATGTCGATTTTCTTTTGATTGAATCGTTCATACTCACGTTCTTGGATCATACCAACAGGCGATAGTTTCTTTGCTGTAGTTTCACCAAGAAGTTTAGTCATGCGATTATACAGATAGGGAACATCAAATCCTTGTACGTTCCATCCAGTAATGATATCCGCATCCCACATACGCCAATGCTTGAGGAAGTTGAGTAATAGTTCTCGCTCGTCTGTACATTGCAGATAAGTTACCTTGTCAGACTTTACCGTATAATCCTGACAACCAAACGTATAATACGCACCATCAAGCGATACGGTGATAGCAGTAACAGGTTGATTAGCAAGTTGAGGATCAGGGAAACCTTCTTCAGAACCCACCTCAATATCGATGTTGAGAACTCTAATATAATCTGTGTCATAGTCTTGTGTGTAGTTTTCATTTACGCAAACATAGTCGTATAATGTTGATCCATATATCTTGAAGTTTTCTACTTCGACGTATTTCTTAGTGAAGTCTCTGGCATCTCGTATACTCCCCATCTCGACACTCTCCAACGGAGAACCATCGATTGCGTTCCAGTCAGATTTGTTTCTGGCAGGAACATAGAGTGTGGGATTGTATGGGATACGATCTGTGAATCTTTTGCCGTTATTGTATCCACGAACAGTGACGTAATTGCCACGCATAAAAAAGTTTGTATAGAATTTCATAGTATACCCATTATATAATAATTCACGGTTCAAGTCAATAAAAAAAGAGGAGCATTGCGCTCCTCTCCATGGATCACTTCAACAATAGACTTTTGTGAAGTGGATCGAACTCGCCAAGTTTGATTGACTTAGGAAGCTCCTCCTCTGGTATAACATTATGTAGTCCAACATATAACATACCATTGACTACATCAGCACCGACTACTTCTACGGTATCAGCAAGTTTAAAATATCTGCGGAAACCTTTTGCGGAAATGCCTTTGTGAATGTAGTTTTCGGAATCCTCTTTCTTTTTACCATCCACTGTCAATTTACCATTTTCAAGAGTGATGTCAATATCATCTTTAGTGAAACCAGCAACAGCAATCTCAATGAGATAGTGATGTGTCTCTTTTTGTATGATATTGTATGGAGGATAGGATGGTTGTTTTGATTTCACTTCATCAATACGATTGAGCGTATCAAAGAGTGTGTCGTAACCAAGAAAGATATCTCGTGGAAAGTTTGTAATAGTCATGTAGTTCTCCTTTTTATAAAGCAAGATAAATGAGTCCCTTTCGGCAACTCGGTAATATGGGAGTGCATCCACCGATGCAGTTACACTCCCCGAAACAGATTAACGATTAGCGATGTACATTGTTACTTCAAAGCCAAAACGCATTTCTGTGTAAGTAGGTTTAGTCCACATAGTAATTCTCCTTTTATTTAATTGAAATATTATGTAAAGACAGATCATTGGAGAGCAATGCAGATCCAACTTGAGTCCTACGGTTCTTATTTATACGAAGAAATCTTCTAGTGTAGATTCTTTCTGCGCTTCGTAATTCATTAGTAGTAATTCTTTTTTGTCGTGTTCATTTTCACGATAGTTTTTAGTTGAAACCATAGTGTATGTCAAGTCCCACTCTTTCTGACTCCAATTGGAATAAGCATCTCTTAGTTCTTCATTAGAATTATATGTGATCATTATCATACTTGAAGATGAATCAACATCATCGTGAAATTGTTTGTGAGAAAATGTATCATGCATATTACCTTTGTTGCCGTAGATAAAAGTGCTGATATCGTATGGTGGATCAGCAAAGACAAAAGTATCACTATCACCATCCAATAAATTCTTGTAGTCTAGATTGGTTATTCTCCAATTCTTCATTAGATTGGAGAACTTGGGTAGTCTTCCTATGAGTCTATGATTAAACAAGTCGTTGACCGCATCCTTACTAAAAGATCCAGTTGTTTCACCTAATCCAGAAAAGGAACATCGATTCATGATGTAGAACTGCCATGCAATATCAAACTCATTGGTTGCGTTGTTTAATCCCTCACGCATGACCTTGTAATAATCTAAGTGTGCTTGAAGTGGATCATTCGAATTAGATAGTTCATCCTTCACATCATGCAACTTATTAGCAAGTTTCACACCATCGTTTTTGAGTGTAACCCAAAAACAATACAGATTGTAGTATTTGTCGTTGACCCAAATAGGCATGTCTGGGTGCATCTTTGACCAAGCAAACGCACAACTACCGCCACCAAGAAATGGTTCTCTATATTCCTTTATGGTTCTTATTGGTAGATGGTGGTTTTCAAACAGGAACTTTGTTGCTCTTGTCTTACCGCCTGGATACCTTAGTGGTGATTTCAAATCTTTCATCATAACATATTGTCGGGGGAGTACGCTCCCCCTTCTCCATCATAAACAGTCTTCAAAATATGGTTTGCACCAAACGTTGTTTCTACGTTTAAAGATTTTTTTCAGTAGTTTCATATTAGTGTGGTAAAAAGTTACTCTTATTAATATTAGAGTGTTGCCAGTTTTTCATTCGAGTCTCTAGATCAGCGATGTTTTGAGATTTAGATAGATATGATTCTAGTGCTTCTTGACTATTACCTTCGCACCATGATTCAAATGCATTGCTGATTATTGTCATTAGTTTTTTCATACCCAATAACCACCGTTGCTTTTATATCTTTGTAACTTTTTTGATGCTCGGTATACTTGCATTTCTATTATTGCTTTCACTATCTTGCGTAGTGTTTTTGCCATTTCTTACTTTCCTTTTGAGATGTGTTGTGTGATGGCGAGTGATTTTGATGGAGTTCACATCGCCCAAACTCCGATTCTATTTATTATATTTTATCTCT